TTCGCGCCTTTCAGGTTCGCGCCTTCCAGGTTCGCGCCTTCCAGGTACGCGCCTTCCAGGTTCGCGCCTTCCAGGTACGCGCCTTCCAGGTTCGCGCCTTCCAGGTTCGCGCCTTCCAGGTACGCGCCTTCCAGGTTCGCGCCTTTTTTAACTGCTGCCTCAACACACAGCCGAAGAGTTTCGGTTTCTAAAGCGAATAGGATTTCTCCGCTCCAACGGCCTTTGATTTCAAACTTCATCGTTTGCTCCTTTCGAAGAATTCACGAACCGGGCCTCAAGCATGAAATCTTTGGGATTGATTCCCTGTTCGATCCGGATATCGAAGATATGCCCGTCCTTTCCCGGCCGGCCGTTCAGTTCCCGCATGGCCTTGTCGAATTCCCGTTTGCGCTGACTTTTGTACATCCACCAGCCGGTCTGCTTAAGCCGCAAAAGCGGCAAGAGCCGAAGAAGTTCGATCGAGTACGATCGTCCTTCGGGTAAGCCGGCCAGAATGGGGTACAAGTGGACGTAAAGCTTGAACGCGATATCCCCGCGAACGTGGAGCATGTCCGCCGGCCGGCTGACGACGTTGCGGGCGAGAAGCTGGCGGGAATAGGGTTCCGAGAAGCTGACTCGAAAATAGCGTTCCCGGTGCCCGTTGACGACGCGGGTCAGTGTGGTCACGTCCCCCAGGAACCGAAAGCCGAAGTCCTCGAATACAAGCCCGTTCGGCCCGGGCGTTTTTGGGAAGACGAAGCAATAACCGGTGCGCGAGAGCTTGAGCACCTTCTTGGTGATATAGCCCAGGATTTTCCCCCCGTTCGTGATGCCCATGGCCTCAGCGATGGCCGCGGCGGTCGTTTCGAACGTGCAGATGCGGTCGTCATGGGGACCGCGTCCTTCCGCCCAAATCTTCTCCAACGCCAGCAAAACCCGCATATCTTCGACCGTTGGGATCCCCTGCGGCTTATCGTCGGGGGTCTGCTTTCCGCGCATCAAGGTGACCGGAATCGTCATGCCGTTGATCTCCGCGTTCGTTTCAACCTTGTCCGAATCGGCCTTTTCGTTGGTCAGCGAGAAAAAGTCGTTATTCAGGTCGCGGACCCATTGGAGATGCCGGCGGGAAAAGGGAACGTCCAAAAGCTTCGAAACGGGCCGTTCTGGCCCGGGAAGGGGCAGCTTCCGGAAGGCGCCGAAAGGTTTTTGGGCCAAAGGACGCGGCGGCGTCCCTTGACCCAAAGGACGTGCTTCCTCGGTCACCGGCTCGGTATCCGCCTTTTGTTCGGCCATCCACCGGTTCAGAACCCGCGTCAAATAGCGCGCCCGGTCGTCGACCTCGCCGCGATTGTCCCGGTAACGCACCTCGCCCACGGCCTCGCGCACAAGCCCGGGACCCAGGGCGTAAATCGATTTCAGGTAAAAAAGCCGGCTTTCGACCGAACCCGTGAACTCGATGATTTCGGCCGCGAGTTCTTCGGCCTCAGCGATCGTTTGGTTGGTCATGGCTTGTTTTTCCTTTCCCCGATTTTCCGATCCGCGAAAGCGGTCATTGAAAAAACGGCGCGCTTCGCGCCGCTTCTTAATGTCTTTTCTTCTCTTTCTGTACTTAAAGACTCTTGAGCCCGGTTTTTCATAGAGAGCGGCTTGTACGGAAGGACGCACTTTTTGTACGGAAGGACGCCGGAAGGCCGTGATTTTTTGTACCGAAGGACGGCTGAATTTTCAGTTATCCACAGGATATCCACAGGGCTTGTACGCAAGGACGTGAGCCGCCTTGTGCGGAAGGACGGCGTCCCTGCGCCCAAATTTGGGTACAAGGACGTGACCGATTTGGGCGCAAGGACGCACGATTTGGGTACAGGGACGCAAGATTTGGGCGGAAGGATGGACGAATTTGTACGCAAGGACGTGACGCGCTTTTTCACCCATTCACCGCCTGCGCCCGCGGCCGGTCGGGGAAGCGCACCATCCCGTTGGTCCCGCACATTTCTTCAATCCGCCGGGAGATCGTCCCGCCGTACTTCTCGCCGATCTTTTCCAGGGGGAAGTTGGACGTGATCACCAGGCCGTTGCGCCGATCGAGCAACCGCCGATCCAGGATCGTCCACAGCGCCTCTTGAACCATTTCGCTCACCGTTCCGCGCCCGAGTTCCTGAATAACCAGCACGTCCGCTTCGATGCAGCGTTGCACGTAGCGTTTCTTGGCGTCGTAGTCGTAGTGGTTTTCAAACAGGCGGAGCTTCTCTTTGAAGTCGGGAATGACCGCGAAGTGGACTGTGCGCCGCCCGTCCCAAGCGCGGTGCGCGATGGCGGTGGACAGATGAGTTTTGCCGACACCGGAGGGACCCCAGAAATAGAGATTCGACCGGTCCGGATGAAAGCAGAGCGCGGCATCGAATGCCACGGGCGCTGAGGAGCGCTGGAAGCGTTCGAATGTGAATTCCTCAAAGGCTTTAATGCCGCCCATTGTTTCAATGGCCTGTTTTCTCCGAAGCTCGGCCGCTTCTCGGCGCAGCCGCTCCCGGACCGCTCTCTCCGCTTCGTCCCGGCTAGAAACTACTCTCGGATTCCGCTCGGACGGTTGCGGCGCCGTCGTCGAAAGGCTGTCGTCCATTGCTGCGACTCCCATGGTTAGAAATGGGGCCTGCTTTAAGCTCGTTGAATCGGTTGTGAAACGCGCCGGCCGAGTTGCGGTTTTGCCGAACAAAGGGGTCCGTCGACGCAAGCCAGAACTGGAAACGGCGGTCAATCTCTTGGAAGGGATGCCCGTCTTTTAAGAGCATCTTGAGGAACTTGCCCCAGGGACCGTAGGCGAAAGAAGGCGCCTCGCCATAATGCTCGGTCAACCGGTCGTGGAACCGGTCCAGGAGCAAATGCACTTCCGGTCGCGTCTTTTCGTCGCGCCGTTCGACCTCCGGCGCTTCGTCAAGCTCGACCCGTGTTCGGGAGCGCGACGCAGGGCGCGTCGCCGCCTTTTCTTTTCCTTCTGTCTCCCAAGAAGGGAAAGAAAAGGCGTTCCCCTCCTCTTCCTTTTCCCCGTCTCTTTCCCTGTCTTTGGGGGGTTCCTTAATAATGTCAGGGGGGGCCGGAGCCTCAAGGTCGCCTTTAGGTTTCCTTAAGGCATCCTTAAGGTCGCCTGAAGGATTCTCGGGCCCTTTCCGAGTTGCCCGACGCCGAATTTGCCCATGAAGCGCCCAGATGTTGTCCAGGTGTTGGGGATTCGAGGAGTGGTATTTTCGCTCCAGCGGGTCGCCGGCAATCTGTATCCAATCGGTCACCAACACGCGACCATCATCGCGGGTTTCGATGTAGCCACATTCCACAAGAACTTCCCAAAGTGCTTTCGGGTCGACGTTGCCGATCCCAACGACTTCCGCAAGATAATCGGGCGTCCAGTCCGATATTTCGCCGGTTTCGTTGTTCTCGCCAACCGTTCCCCAGAACGCGCAAAGGAAGCCAAGGAAATGGTGAGGCGGCCAATTGAATTTGACGCGGGCGTTACGGAACTTCGGAAGGCTTTTGATTTTGGTGGGATTGATTTCAATCGTGGCCATGATGTCTCCACGATCGAGAAGAATCCCCGCTCCCGCTGAGGGTCAGCGGGAACGAGGAAAGGGCGGGGTTAAGCGGAGGCTTCGAAGGGGAATGTCTTTTGCTTCTCTTCGGAGAACGGATGAGGCGGCTCTTGGCCGGGCTCGGCCAGTTCGCCCCAGAGGGCTTCGGCCGAAAGCGTAAGCCCTCGGAAAAAAATCTCCACGGCTTTGTGCGCGTGGTATTTGGCGCGGAAAAGTTTTTCGCGCCTGAGCTTGAGGTCGGCTTCCCGGTCGTCGGGATCGATGACGCGCATGGCCGCTTCCTGCCAGCGGATAATATCGTCTTCGAATTGGCACTTCGAGCAAAGCTCGTCGCCGTAGGACGTGTGTCCGCAGATGCTGCATTTACGTTGTTGGTGGCTCCAACAAAGCCCCATCGGCCCACCCTCCCGAGAAGTCCTGTTTCGTTTGCACGGCCCGCACTCTGACATTGTTTCCCCCTTTCAAGATCGGCGGCGTTGGTGATGGCCGCGCGCCTCGATGTTAGTTTTTGGCGAGGACGGACTTCGTAAAGCAGCGGTAAGGGGTGAGAAAAAGCTTGTGCCGAACAGGTCGAAATCGTAGAAAAAAGGCCCGCCAGTTTTTCTTCAATATCGCGTGAAAATGATTGAAAGCCAACGTGAGTATTATCGGAAGTGTTAGTAACTTGAGGATAAGGTAGACGATTCATCGTTTTTCCTTATCCTCGCGGACTGAGAAGGGTCAGTCGGGCCGCGCCGTCCGCCGCGCCTAGATAACAGCCGGAGCCGATACTAGAGCGGACGACGCAAAGCTGGTTGTTAATGGTGGAAGGTGAGGTGAGAGAGTGGCACGAGCGACTCCTTTCGCAAACGTTATCTAAGCGCCCGCCCAAATTAAGAAACGGCGAAGCCGGAGTCAAGCGGCTTTTTTGAGTTGGTGCGCGGCGCGGTACTGCGCGCAGAATTGTTTCACGGGACAATAGTCCTCGCAACGCGTGTCCTCCCCCGGCCGCATTTCAACTTCCATGCCAAGTTCTTTGGCGAGCGCGTCCGCGACGGCCCGGTCTTCAAACACCCGCTGCGCGCGCTTGGCGCCGTGCTTCTTAACGGCGTAGGTGGTCGGCTTGGCCCAGCGGTCCTCGGGCGTGCACGTCGGCAATTCCTCGTCCGGCATGAGTGTCGCGGCTTGGTGGATCTCGACCAAGCGCTCGACCTCGGCCGCCGTCTTTTCCATCGGCCACAGGGGAATCTCCACGGTCAGGGAGGCCGCCGGTGGGTAGTCCGCTTCCATCTTCGATCTTCGCCGGTTCCAGTCGCGTAGGATGGCGACAATTTCTATTTGCTCCACGGGAAAACCGGCGCGTTCGAGCATCCACCGGTAGACGTTCAGTTGTCGCTCCCATTCAATCTTGGCACCCAACAGGAACGCATAAACGCTGGTGAACTTGTAATCCGAAAGTTTTTTCGCAGCCGGATCGTAAAGATCGAACTTGCCCGAGAGCACCCAGCCGCGAACGTTCTCCGTCAATCGTTCCTCGGCCAGGTGCGCGTCGGAGTTGAAGCGCTCGATCAGTCCATGCCCCAATTGCCCAAAGAACCGCCAGATGTGATCCGAAACGTCCTCTTCCACTTCCGCGTCGTGGCGCAGGCGAAGCTGGCGGAGCTGCGGCGGCTGGTTCAAGCCGGTCACGCTGATATCGCCGACCTTCTCGTACGGATCGTTTTTGATGGCCTCGGCCAAGGGCGCCGGTAAATTGTAAAGGTTCGTCCATTTCATGCCATCCCCCGGTAGTGCTTGAACAAGATTTCCAAGGCCGCGTCGTGGTCCTGGGCTTTCTGGACGAGCAGACGAATGATGATCCGATACTGTTGCTCGATCAGCGCCGCGCGCCGGTTCATATGCAGATCGCGATTGTCCTCTAGCTGACGCAAGACGTCCATGGCTTCTCGGAGCGTGATTTCAACCATGGCTTACCCCTCGACCCACGCGCAGACTTGCTCGTAGTCGTCCATGGGAATATCTTTGGTCGATTCCGAGCCCAGGGTATCGAAGAGGAATTTTTTCAGTTCCTCGGGCGCTTTGTTGTGCTGTTTGAGAAGGGCGAACAAGCGCGCGCGTTGTTTCTCGGTGATCAAGCGTTTGCCGTCCGCGTTCGTTCGCGGCGGCTCTTTCGGCGCTTCGGGTGCGTGAACTTCGAGCGGTGTGGTCGGCGCCGGCGCGGCCCCTGCGTTCAGCCACGCCAAAAGTTCATGGCCGGTTTTTTTGTCGGGCGTGAACAAGCGGCCGTCGAAGGAACGCAGGCGGCTTTTTGAAACGCTCGCATTGTGATCCATGGCCACGTCCAGCACCAGGTCGAATTCGTACTCCATGCCGTCGCGTTGGATCGGCGCCAAGCCCACTTTGCGCGGCGCGGACTTTCCCTTGTCGTTCGTTTCCAAGACGTAGTCCTGTTTCGAGCGCATGGTGACGATCAAGTGGATCGGACAATTAAGGAGCGCGGACTTGAATTGTTCGTGCTCTTTGGTGACCGGGGCCCAGTTCGTGTAGGAATTCCCCCCACGCACGTCCAAGGCTTCTTTCTTTTGGAGAAGTCCGCCTTCCCCCGCCCAGGCGTGGGAGATCGAATCAATCAAGAGCACCTCATACCCGGCCTCGATCGCCGCTTTCATGGCCTCGGTGTATTTCTGGACCGTGTACGGCGGCTCAATCTCGACCACATCGAAATCGGGAATCCCGGGCTCGCCGGCGTATTTGGCGGCGGAGCGGTTCTCGGTGTCGATGACCGCGATCCGTTTCCCCATGCCGGAGGCAATCAGGAGCCCGGAGAAGGTTTTCCCCGCGCCCGAGGGGCCGGTCAGCGCCAGCCTTAGTTTCGCCTGTTTTTTTTCAGCTTTCTTGAATGCGAGTCCCATTGGTTCCTCCCTTAAGCGGCTTTCCAGCCGCGCGGATGAATCGTCCCGGCGGTCATGGCGTCGTGCAATAAATGATTTACGTTGTCGTAAACGTAGCGGTTGGCGCGGGCCCAGGTTTGGGCCGCTTTCACGTCCTCGACGGTGAACTTGAATTCGTAGGTCGCGTGCTCGGCCGTTTCTTCCAAATCCTCAGCGCACCCCTCGCAGACTTCGTACCAGCTCAGCGGGTTGGTGTGGGCGCCTTCGTTATGGCAAGCCTCGCATTCGTCGATCTCGTGTTCTTCCATGATGGGCTCCCGGTAGTTCGGGTTCAACCAGTCGATTCCGATTCGCGATTCCCAGCTCATAAGCCCTCCCCTTGCGCTTCCTGATCATCTATGGTATACATCTACCATGGATGTTGAGGACTTGTCAAGGGAAATGTTTTCCGGGTATGTTGGTCGGGTAGTACCAGACCACAGCCAAGGGAGACCCATGAGCGAGTTCGTTTATCGAGGAGAAGCGCATAAGATTTGCAAGGTAAACATCAAAACGTGGGATAAATACGTCAAAAGCGGCTTTATTAAGCCGGACGGGAAAGACCCTCTCGGCCACATCTATTTTCGACGCGATAAAGTGATCCAATTCGCTAAGAACCTGGCGAAGAAGCGAAAACCTGGCCTTCCGATTTATTTCCCCAAGCGCCCCTAACCTTCGCCCCGAAAAGACCGCGTGAAATGCGGGCCAGGTCTTAAGGGGTTCTTAACGGAAACTTCGTGGCATCATTAATGTGTTCGGGTATAAACTATGTCGATCATCTTCGATAAAGACGGATTCGCCCGGTTTCAGACGAAACATCACGGAGAAGTCACGCTTTCGAAATGGAAATGGGATATCATCTGCGGTGAACCAGAGCGGTTTTATTACCGACTGAATTCGGAAAAGGTAGCGACGACGCTGATCAACCCCGACCATGTCCGCCACCACCGGCATATCCCTTCCCAGTTTTTGTATTACAAGGCATACCCGCAGTTCGTACTAACAGAGGGCATATTGATTCCCACGGGAACGAACTTCCCGGCCTATTTCGCTGTTGTGATTGATACCGCGACCAGTAAAGTTTGCACCGTTTATCCGGTCGCGAAGCCAAAATCAGGGAAAGAATTTCAGGGAGGATAAAATGAAGAGGGGCCTGAAAGGCGAAATGAACATCGACTTCAATGAGCGCTACGACGAAGAATCGGACATCTATTACGTTACCTTCAAAAGCGGGGAGCCCTCCTTTGCTAAGGAAGTGGACGATGTCCTCTTGCTGGAGGTCGGTGCTTTCACTGGCCTTCCAACGGGCTTTCGTTTGCTGAACTATTCCAAGCATAAAGTGACTCAGGTCGAGATTAAGCGCGTCCGCGAAGTCATTGGCGCGGCACGAAAACAGGTGCCCCAAATGCTCGACAAGCGATCGAAACAGATTGAGACGGCCCTGGAACGAGCACTCGCATAACAATGGCGCTCGAAAAAGAACTCAAAACCTACAAGGGCAATCTGGAGCAATTAACGGCTCAGCAGGGCCGCTTTGTGCTGATCCACGACAGCCAGGTGATCGATACCTTCAAAACCTACGAGGGCGCGATTAAAGAGGGCTACACCAAATTCGGTCTTAACCAACCTTTCCTGGTCAAACAAATCTTCGTTCTTGAACCGGTTTATTCCCTTTAGCGCGTCGCTAATCCGACTCATCCCGCCGTAGCCCTAAATAATCACCCCTTCACGACGGTAAACTTCACCTTCGGATTGTCCTTGTGCATGTGCTGCAGGATTTTCCAATCCTTCCGCCACTTCGATAGTTCCATCCCCTTCGCTTCCACGAACTCGGTTGTTCCGTCGTTGTGCAGAACGTAGAAGTCGGGAATGCACGTTCCGATGTAGCAGCCTTCCAGTTCCAACCGGACGCGCTTTTGCCGCTCGAAGTCTTTGATGTCGCCGGCCAGCTTGCGAAGGTGCAATTCGAAACAAACCTTGGCTTCCAGTTTCGACGGATGCCAATGATCGCGGCAGGGCGTTCTCTGGGCGTGGTATTTGTTCGGGCGATAGCGCACTCGGTACATAAATCCGCCACCCCGGGGCCGGACATGCGCCGGGCCCCGGGAGGGCGCCTTTAGGAGGTGCGACTTATTGGATCGGCTTGTCGCCGGTGCGAAGACTGTAAAGACCCACCGCTCCCAAAACGTCATAGACCCAGGTCGGGATATTAATGTTATGTCCCGTCGCCGTGCCCACCGCTTGAACAATCCCCACGATGCCCGTTACCACCGCCGTCCAGATGGTTTTTGACTGGTACCATTTCTTCGTGTCCACTTGCCCCTCCTTGAGGTCGATTTTCTTCGCGATCGCTTTGCCCGCGATCCGCGCGATCAGGTTTTCGAATATCATTCTTGCCTCCGAACGTGGGCAGGTCCCACGACCACCCGATTCTGATCTGGCTCCCGAAAAGACTTTTCATCATTTCCCACAGCTTCATTTGCGCGTGGTCATGGCCCACAGCTCTTCCATGTCCTTTTTGTAAATGCCGTCGGGGTGGCGCCGAAGCTCAGGCGGCGGAAGCAGTTTGAAACGGAGCCCCGCCCGCTCGATCTGGGATTTGCTCATAAGCTGCTTGGCCGACTCATGCACCACGAAGGGGTGTTTCTCTTTTTCGATTTGGAGCATCTTGGCCGCCAGGTTGATGTGGTAACCCCGGAAATCAATGGAACCATCCAAACGCACGGCTTGATAGACATGGCCGGCCGCCACCCGCACCCGGTATCCATCGGGGCGAGGCGATTTGGTGCGCGAAATGAGCCGCTGGAGAATGCCGAGCAACTCCCACAGGTCCGACAAAAACCGCACCGTCGTTACGCCCTTCTCGCCGTTCGTCTTCGCCACGCATAAGAAACCGTCGCCCAGATGCTTCAAGAAGTAATCGTTCCGCGCTTCAAACTGCATCACCACGTCGTCGTATTTGCTTAAGAAAGGAATGATCTGCGATTGATCGTCGGTAATGCGCTGCGTGTAGGAGCCGAACCCGCGGATATCGCCAAAGGCGGCGAGAACATGAACCCTCTCTTGGCGCGGGATCATTATTCCCCCTTAGTTGAGATGAAAGACTTTCAATGCGTACAGAACACCGCCGCCGCAAAGCACGGTAAAGAAAATACCGACGATCCCCTTATAAATGAGCGCGACTGCCGCTTTTATCTCTTTGATTTCCGAAAAAATCGTTTCGTTCGTGCTTTCCAGCTTGGTTGTTGCTTGAATCAGCTTTCCCAGCTCGACCGCATGATCCGCGAGCTTGGCGGAATTCATTTGGCCAGTTTGCGAAACGCCCTTATCAACGCGATCTTCTAAGCGCTCGACCCGCTTGATTATTTCGACCTGTTTTAAGTCCATGTCATGCACCGCGGCGTTGACCTCTTCGTATTTCTCGTCGGTGCGTGTGTAAAGATAAATCGGATCCCATTGGAATTTCTTTCCGATCACTTCGTCACTCATGCGGCCTCCCAGAGGTCCGGCTTGATCGACTGAACGAACTTGGCCACCGAAATAAGCGCCTCGGCGTATTTGGGGTCCGTCGCGTAGCCGGCTGTCGCCACTTCGGTCGCGAAATCGACAATGTCCCCGCGTTTGGCGGCGTCCAGCGCCTTAACGTAGCGCGGTCGCTGCATAAGAGACGCCCAATCGCGGATGGATTCCGACCACGAACCGTAAGCGCGAAAAGGGCGCTCGATCGTGATCCATTGGTCGTGGACAAATTCGCTCGTCGGTAGCTTGATGACGGGCTTTCCCTCCGCTGCCCAGGAATCACCGGTAAACCCAAAAAGGTTATTGGCTTTTCGCGTGAGTCCTGAGTTCCCCCAATTGGATTCATGCGCCGCCTGGGTGATGGTGATGAGTGGGTGAATACCCGAGCGCGACTCCTCATCCTGGGCAAGAGGGTAAATCGTGTTGATGAACGTCGCGCGGTCGTCCATGGTTTAGGCCCGGGCCGAGGCCACAATCGTGGGCGGCGTTTCGGGCGGTAAGCGGCCCATGGCGAGTTGCTGGTTCTTGGGCTTATTGAAGATCGACGCCGCTTTGGGCGGCTGTTTGAAAATAGGCTGCGCTTGGTTCGGTCGCTGCGCTTGGTCGGCCGCCGTCAAATTCAGAATCCATTGGCGGTAGTCAGGGTCTCGATTCATGAGTTCTTCGTTCGCCACACTGAGGGACGGTGCGCCTTCATTCATAGCTCGAATTAGTTGGGGCGCAAATTTTTGCACCTGATTCGCATAGGGCGCGAGCAAACCTTGCGATCCGCCGGAAAAGGCATCCAGGATTTTGGCGGCGATGGGGCCCCCTTGGGTGTCCATCATGAAACCTGTCGTGGCGCCAGCGGCCGCGCCCAACGTCGGGCTGCCGGTCAATTTACCAATGGCACCGCCAATCACAGCGCCCGCTGCTGTCCGGCGTGATCCCTGCGCGCGCAGCCCCGGCTGGAATTCTTTGTTGAATTTCGCGTTCTGTACCTGGCCTAAGAAATCGTCTCCCGTGTGTTGCTTCAACCGATCCAGGGTGTTCTGCGCGATCGATTTGTTGTTTCCCAACACGTTCGCCAAATTGGACTGCGTCGAGGTGCCGGGAACGAAGCCCTGCCCGGGAACCGATTTGATCCCGAATTGCTTTTGCATATCCGCTTTGAGATTCATTTTGTCGGCGACCGGTTCCATCGCCTTCGCATAGGCCCGATTTTGTTTTTTGAGAATGTCGTCGAGCTGGGTGCGCGCGTTTTCGAGCGCGTTATTGATTGGGCCCGCGGCGGGGTCGTTCCAATCGATGTTCTGATCGAGCGACTGAATAATTCCTTTCACCGTGGTTTCCGGAAGGAATTGGTTCTTGGGAATCGCGGAGTCCGCGCCCAGGAGCGATTTGATCTTTCCTCCCGAATATTTTCCGACCGTATCGATATCGTTCGATAGATCATCGAGCGTCGCCGCTGCTTGCTTTGCCGATTTGCCAACCAATCCGCCTCCAAAGACGGAAAGATCCTTTTTGACGGAATCGAGAATGTCCTGAACGGTTTCTTTGGGAATCGCTCGGTCTTCGGATGTATAGCCCAGTTCTTTGGGAACATAGGATTTACTGAGTGTTTTCCAGGCTTGGTTATCCCCTTCCGTGATCTGGTTCTGGAGCGTGGTCATGCTGTCGGCCAATTTATGTTGGAGGTCCGATACCGGCGCGGCGTTTTCGATTGCGGAGGGATTGGCGAGGCGCGCATTGATGGCGTCCTCCGAAACACCGGTTCCAGCGCTGAAGAGCTTTTTAGCACCGGCTTTTGCACCGCCCACAATCGAAGAACCGATTTTCGAACCGAGATTTTCCGCCGCTTGCATTGGTGCGTTCGCCACATCCGGCGCAATGGCGCCTGTTCCTAAAGCGGTTCCTACGTCGGTAAGAGCCTCAACCGGGTTCGCGTCGGTTCGATTTAACTCCGTCCCGGCTGCTTGCAAAGCGGGTTTGACCCCTTGCGGGAGTGCGCGTGCGCCCATAAGCCCCGCCTCGATTGCTTTTCTCGGGAGCGAGAATATATTCATCGGCGGCTGATTCGTGTTCACGTATTGGTTATTTGCTTTAAGTCCCAAATCCGTCGCCAGCGTTGGTGCTCGGAATGGCGTGTCGGTAAGAGCGCCCCGTACCGCTTCTCCCGCCAATTCAAACGGCGCGTTCACGGTATCGAGTCCAAGTTGAATCGCGCGGCGAACACCGGGAAGCGACTGATTTAGGCGATCGAAAGTCGATTGCGGTTGAGGCGCGGCGGCGGGCGCTTGCCCACCCCCCACCGGAACGCCGCCCAGATCCGAGAAGTCGATTCCCTTTTGGTCGTTGACCGGTTGCCCGCCCAAGTCCGAGAAATCAATCGCCATTATTGGACCACCTGGAGGTTAGGATCACGTTGACGGGCTCTTTGGAGGTTCGCCGTCGGAAGATCGTGCATCGAACCGTCGGAGGCGCGAATGCGCGTCATCCCTGGAGCGGGGCCGCTCCCCTGAGGCGCTGCGCCGCCGGCCGGCTGATCGACACCGATCCGGGAGCGAATCTTGGTCCACGCGTCGCGATTCTTTTGGATCAAGTCGGGATATGCCTCTTCGGTGTAGTCGAGTTGGTCTTTGATGGTTTGGTTGTTGACGTTCTTAAGCTGCGTCACGAGATCGAGCAAATGCTGTTTGACCTCGGGAATCGCCGGGGCCGAAGGCGCGCCGGTGATGTAGGTTTTAAGGTTCGCCAGCTTGCCCAGCAGCGTTTGATATTCCTGTTGGTGAACGCCCGATTCGGTCGGAACGCCGCCTTGAAAAATACCCGAGATGTCCGCCACCGCCGTGGCGATGTCTTGATTGGTGGCGTTGGGATTCTGCAGAACCGGGATGGCGCGATCCGCGCGCTGGTTGCCCAGGGTCGCCACGCCGAGCGCCGAGCGCGACGAGGCTTTATAGGGATCGGTGTCTTTGACGATTTGGTCCCAGCGCTTTTGATCGGCTGCGTTTTGTTTATTGGCGGTGGCATCCCCGCGAGCGTTTAATGCGGCTTCCCGATAGGCTTTCAAAGAATCCGCGGAATAGACTTTTCCAAAGAGGTTATCGAGTTGATCAAGTTGCGCACCGGTCATCCCTGAAAAGTTTTCTCCCGGGAACAGCCTTGAGGCAATTCGCTGTTTCGTCTTTGTGACATCCGAATTCAGGTCCATATTCTGCCGCTGCTGTTCGAGGTCGGCTTGCGCCTTTTGCCGGGTCTGGTAGTTCTGCAGTTCGAAGGGCGACATATTCGCGAAGTTCGGCCCTTGGAGCTGCGAAGGTGCTGGCGCGGGCGCCGTCATGGTCGATGCGGCCGCCGGTGGATTCGGCTGCGTCGGCCCGGATTGTTGCGACGGCGCGTTGTAGGGATTCCCCGGCTGAAACGAAAAACCCGTGTCCGGCGTTCCGGCAGAAGCAAAGAGCGGCTTTGGTTCGGTTGAGGTCGGCGCGGGCGCCGAAAAAAGCGGCGACGGCGTCATTTGGGAATCCGGCTGCCCCGCGCCAAAGAGCGGCGTGGGTTGGGGTTTCGTCGTCACGCCTAAGCTCGTCGACGGCGTTCCGGTGGCGCTTCCAAAGTCCAAGCTGCCATCGGGGCGGCGATGGGCTTGTAGATCGATCTGGGTGTTAATGTCCTGCAAACGGTTCGCCCGGTCCTGCTGGTAGAGCTGCAGCGCGTTCTGGATGCCTTCATTTATCGGCGCGAGCTTTTCCTGAAGCGTGGGTTTCCGGTATTGGTTCGGGTCGAGGATCGGATAGGGATTGAATTGAAGGGTCATGGCCGCTCCTTAATGGTTCAGATAGTCAAAGCTCGTCCCGAGCCCACTTCCGATGTTGTATCCGACGCCGGCACCCATCGGGCCGGTACCGGGCGGCGAAAACGCGGCTCCAAGTCCGGCCCCCAATAATCCCCCCGCCAAAGACCCGAACCCATTGGGCTGACTTTGGCGCTGGCTGTTCACGAAGTTCATGTAGTCGTTCATCTGCGTCTGATAGTCCTGAGCGTTCCAACCGCGCTGCACCAGCGAATTCATCATGTTCTGGTTGTTCTGTTTCTGGTTGTAATAGTTGTTCAGGTACTGATCGAGCGCGCCTTGCCCCTGCTGTAACGCCAGGTCCTTGTTACCGCCGTATTGGCTCGCCTTGAGGCCGGTCACGTAGTTCGATTCTTGGCTGGAGAGATTCCCGAGCATGTTGGTCAGCGCGAAATCGAGCGCGGAGGAATTCTGGATCCCGTTGTTCGCAAACTGCGACACGATGTCGGGTTTGACCCGATTGAACGTGTCGGTCACGTACTGCTGGGTTTGTGGGATGATGCTGTTCTGGAATTTCGTGTCTTGCTGCTGCTGGTATTCGGGGGAGCCTTGGAGCTGCTGCTGTAGTCCATAGGCGTCCGTCTGGTTCGACGCCAACATGCCGCCGTAGTGATCGAGTTCGTTCTGCGTCGCGGCGCGACCCAGGTTTTGCTGAAAGAGCTGGTTGACCTGGTTGTAATACTTGGATGCGTTCTTGGCCAAAGCTTGCGGGTTGTTCGCCTCTTGCTGGGCCCAAGCCGCTAAATATTGGCGACCGGTACTCAATCCATTCGGACCTTGAAATAGCGGAAGAATCTGCGCGAACTCGGTGCCGGAAATGTCGCGGCCCAAGATCGATTTGGCCGAGTCGTAGGCTTGCTTTTGGAGTTGGTCCTGAGCGGTGGCGAATTGTCCGGCGGTGCCTTTCGAGTAGCGCTGGATCAATTGGTCCGGGGTCAAACCGCTGAGGATCTGGTTGTAGTTCCGCTCGAAAGAACCCTTGTCGTTCGAATCGTAGGCCGGGCCATAACCCGCGGTGCCGAGCTTTAAAGCGAGGTCGTTTGGAGAGAGGCTGTTGAGATCGTAGTTCCCATACTGCATTTGCGTATGGTGGCCGTCTCCGCCGCCAAACGCGTGCATGAGGCCCGATAGGGCGGCTCCTTGCGTGATGCTCGGGATTGCAATGAGGGGATTTGCGGCGGTGGCACCGGCTCCGATGGCATTGGGGTTAACTGACATTCATAACACGTCCTTTCCTCTCTAACGTTAAGGAGTCTTACGACCCCGAAATCTCGATCGCGATGATGATCGATTGAACACCCGTATCGCCGACAGCGACTGTGGTGGCGTTATCATCGTTCTTAATCTTCACGGAATAGGTTTGCGCCGATGTGCTGGCGGGCGAGTCCACCGTCATGAGTGTAAACGGAGCCCACCACGTGCCCGAGCCGGTCGCCAACAATTCGGCTTGGCCATTGCTACCAAGAAGGTTCGTTGACCCATTAAAAAGAGACGCGAAAACAGAATGGCTGTTGGCCGCAACATGAAGTGTCCCACAGGCGATAATGAGGATTTTGCTCGATGAAGAACTCGGGGTTATGGTGACGGTGGTATTGCTCGTCTGAAAGCTGCTGGAGGTGGTGCCAAAGACGGTCGTCGTCGCGCCGACGCTCGGAATAGACAAAACTTTGAGTTGCTGAAACCGAACGCTATCCCCCGCCGTCGTGCCCGCGCCCAGTCCCGTTATCTTGAACCCCGCCGCGGGCAGATTGGCTCCTAACGTCGCGACAAGGGTATTCGCCGATAGCTGTCCGCTCACCGTTCCGCTGGAGACGTAGAAGGTCGAGCCGCTTTGGAGCGCGTTCGTGTTCTGAACATACCGGCCTGAGGTCGACCGCAAATCCTGGTAAACGTTCTCGAACTCCCCCTGCGTGGCCGGGTCCTTGAAGTGATACAGCGGCCCTTCCGCGAAGGCGATTGCGACAAAAGCCAGAAAAAGGAAAGCGAATGCTTTCTTCATTGGTTGCTCGCGTTCCAGGGTTTGGGGCGCACGCCGAACTGAATGCCGAAGACTTCGAAGGGCTGGTCGGCGGCGTTGTTGCCGAACTGGATGTTGACGGTCCGGCCGCTTTTTCCGGTCGGGATCATTTTGTTGCTGACCGCGAAAGAGGAGTTCGATTTATTGAGCGGGAAGCTGTAGGACGTGCTCGTGTTCCCGGAGAGCGTGTAGGTGATCGTCATGGTGGACGCGGTTTGCGTGCCCGCCACCGTTGAAATGTAACCCAGTTCCTTGTCCGTAAAAGGACTGTCGACAAAGAAGTCCTTCGACTTCCAATAGGCGTTGATGGCGGCGCCCGCGTCGTTGTTCACATCGCCGAACTTGTAGATGGTGCCGCTGGTCGCGCTCCCAAAATAAAGCGACTGGTTTTTCACGTACATGCCGTCCATGGGGATGTCGTAAAGGAGCCAGCCCTGGTTCAAAAGGTCGTAGCGGAGGATTTTGTTGTTGGTGGTGGCGCCCGCGCCGGAGGCGACGGCCCACCAGATGGCGTCTTTGAAATAGGTCGCGTAGGCTTTGTCGGAAGCCGAGCCCTCGAACCATTTTTGGGTGAAGTCGCTTAAGACGGGCGTTTCAGAGGACGAGGTCGTCGCGAAAACGTCGCGAATCTGGAAAAACGTCCCCGTCGAAACGGTGGGAACGTTTCCTGCCGTGATGTCGGACCATGAGGGTGTCGAGGACGAGACGGTGAAGCTGTTGGTCGCCGCGCGGATCGAGAAGGTTTGCGAACCGTCGGTGCTCAGAGTCGTTGCGGTGAAGGCGTCCCAAGAGGTTAGGTTGGGGACGTTTTTGACAGCGGAGAGATAGGTTCCGGACGACGAATATTTTTGGCCGATCAACTGGATCGGGGCGGTCATGGCTTTGAGAGAAATTCCGTTGTAGACGTTGCTCCCCGCCGTCGTAACGGTCCACCATTGGAAGCCGCCCACGGAACTGCAGGGGTTGTTCGGTTTGAACTGAAGCCAATATTTGGTTCCTGAGGAAATGGCAACGCCGGAAATTCCAATTGTTACGCTCACCGTGGACGTAGTCAGGCTCGATGGATCGTATGTCGTTGAACCAAGGATGGAACCGGGCACACCGGAGGAATCGCTCATGAAGTTGACGGTGAAGGTTGGCGGAGCGGGATCGGCGGTATTCCGCGCGAGAACGACGGTGGCCGATGAAAGAATGAAGGTGTCGGTCGACGTAATGGAGCCGGAGAGATAATAGGGGTTACTCGCTCCCGAAGCGCATTCGTTGATAGCGCCCGGCGTTCCATTAAAAAGCGAATAGGCCACTTGCGATCCCAGGCTTAGCTGCACGGCGCCCGGATTTGAGGTTGCGTCGACGTTGGTCAGCGATCCGGCCAGAAAGTCGCTTTGGCTGGTTTGCGTCCATGAATTCGACGTTTTGCTTTGAGATGCCGAAATCGTGGTTTGGATGTCGCGAGTGAGCTTCGTGACGTTCGCGCCGTCGTAGGAATAGATGTGCCCGTCCTGCCCCCGGAAATACAGAATCCCCTGCCAATAGACCGACGAGTTGTCCAGCGTGCCGACGTTGGGCGACACCGTCCGCACCACCCAGTCCGCCAGCGTCGGCCCAAAGAGCACGTAGCCGAAACTCGTGTCCTTAAACCAGATCAACCGGTCGACGGCGTAGGTGATGTGCGTGATTTTTGATCCGGGGGCGGCGATGGTGATTTGGTTGGGGTCCGTCGGATTTCCCCCCGGCGTCCAAGTGGTGAAATCCCCGGCTTTGGAGAAATCGAGGCGGTTGGGGGAAGCCGAGAAACCGGCCAGAACCAAACGGTCGGGCGTGACCGCGACCATGGTGCCGTTGTTGGTCGGCGTGATCTGGGAATACGTCGAACCGTTGGTTTTTGTGATCGGGTCGCGGTTGGTATCCGCGCAATAGGCGAAGCCTTGGGAATCGACACATTGGTACGTCGCGGCCAAAGAGCCCGTCGAAAACAAAACCGAGGACGTTCCGCCGTTGATCGAGGAGGTCATGTACCGGTCGTTGAAAAAGAGCGCGATGTCGTTGCCGCTTAAGTCGTAGAAATAATAGACGCCGTGAACGGCCGAGGTCGTCACGGTGAGCGCGAACGCTTGGGCGAATCCGGCGCGCTTCTTGACGGACTTCCCGCCGGGCGTCACATCCACGTTCAGCGCGTCCTGTGCTTTGTCCGCGCCGATCACGTAGGGGTTGTCGTAGTTGTTGACGGTGCCGAACGGCCCGATCGTCTGGTCGACCGTATCGGCCGCCAGAGCGGGAACGGACAGCAGCGCCACGAGCGCGACTAGCTTAAGGGAAAGGCTTTTGAAGGACCCCATGATCCCGTTCTCCCCCCTTCTGGTTTCCACAGGATGCGGTCCGGAATCGCTTCCGGCGCGTCGAATTTTTCCATGATGCGTTTGAGTTCCAATTCGTATTGCCCCGGGCTTTGCATGCTGCCGGATCGGTGGAACTTGGATTTCGCCAGGGCCTCGGCCGTGCCATTGTCCATGAAGCAATAGGCGGCCACCCAGTGGCAGATGGCCAAGTGATAGGGGATCATGCCGGTGTTGGAATCGAAAGGAATGTCCGTCGAAGCGGCCAGGTCCGCGGGCTTGCGGATTTCCCAGACGGTGATGCCATTCGTGATGGCGTTCGACGCATCCGGGACCGGCACCAAATTGATCTGCTGGTTCGACCCGTCCCACCACCAGGTGATGGGTTCCCCCGATGTCCATTGCTTCCAGGTGGGATATTGAAAATCGAGTTCTTCGCGGCTCATGCCCTTAAAGGGAACCACGTCCCCCGTCGTGAGGGTCTTGGTCGCTCGGATGATATCCATGGTGTTGGCGTTCACCGCGAGCGTGGCTTGGTTGGCGACGGGCGTCAGGGTTTCGGTTGTTTTGACCGCGTTGCAATAACCCTGAATCTCGGTTTGGGCTAGGTTGATGCGGGTGGTTAGGACGGATGCCGGCCAACGGTCATTGTTGGGATCGGACAAGAGCCGGCCGATTTCCGCCTGTAGATCGGAAAGTTGCATGCTTGATTTCCTCCAAGAGGTCCCTGTATTCCAGTGCGACTGACTCCATGTTGAAGTCGCGCTTTACCCTCTCGTAAGCACGCTGTCCTATCTTTTGCCGCTTCTCGTTGTCCGTGATCAAATCCCACAACGCCTCGTACCAATGATTCGCGCCGTTGTTGACGACGATGCCGTCTTTCTTGTTCCGAATCGAATTTTTGAAGGGATAGACGGCGCTCGCCACGGTCGGAATCCCCATCGCCGAATATTCCAGCCAGCGCAGGTTCGATTTCGCGCGGTTGAAGTTGTTGTCGCGCAAAGGCGCGATCCCAATGTCCAAGTTCCAGCTTTTGACCATCTTGGGGTAGTCGGGGAGCGGCGCCCAATCCAAGTAACAAAAAATCCGCTCGTGCTTGAGCTTCTCCGCCAAACGGACGTTTTTGTCCTCGCCGTCCAAGTCCCGCTGGAGCGGATAAATAAATTCGAGCGCCGGGAATTCCTCCAAGAGGGCGAGCATGGGTTTCACGATCATTTCCAAGTCGCCGTGGTGGTTGCCGCAGCCGGTGTACCCGATGCGGATGGCGCCTTCTTTTTTCGGGAGGATGAGCGGGTCTATGGGCGCCGAGTCCCAGATTCCGAAATCGAGCGAATTGCGGATCACGAACACCGGCTTGTCCGGAAAGAATTCGCGCATCTTCTCTTTGATGAATTCGGTCGAGCACACCACCGCGTCCGAGATCTCCAACTGCTTCCACGCGATCTTTTCTTTGTCGGAGTTCGGCTGATACGGGGCGGAGGCAATGTTGTAGGGCGGAATGTCAAAGAACCAGTCGTCGATCTCGGTCACGAACGGTTTCTTGAACAGATCCTTGATGCACCGGAAAAACGCCAGCACGTCCCACGAGTGCGTGATCTGCCACACCGACATGTCCGCGGCTTTGAGGATATGATCGAACTCGTTTTGGACGTGCTTCCAGCGAACTTTCCGCTGCCAGTCGCCGCAACTGCTTTGGTCGCGCGGGTCGTAGGGCTCGTAGAAGGTCTGCGCGCCTTTTTTTTGCATCTTGTCGCAGAAACCCGACATGCGGTAGTAAGCGGTCCCCGGCGTCTGCGTCATGCCGAACCAGACGCGAAGGACCGATCGGTCTCTGAGGGCCGCGTCCCATCCGAGCGTGCCCAAATCCCCGCATTTAAAAAGCATCTCGGCCGGCTGCTCCGCCATTAAGTTTTGCGCCATGGCGAGCGAGAATTGGCCGCCCTTGAGCACGCGGATATGGCTCACCGGGAACACGCTTTCCAAATCGCGTGTCAATTCCGGTTGGTCGTAGTAGCGGCGGTGCAGGCGCTTGTCGCTCCAAATGTGCTGTTCCAGATTCTTGTGCGGCGTCGAGCCCAGAAGAATCCCGCCGGGCCTGAGCACGCGCTTGATTTCCTCCAGCGCTTTGACCGGATTGAGAACATGGGCGATCACTTCCATGAGCGTCACCACGTCGAAGGTGGCGTCCGGGAAGGGCAGCGTTTCACCGTCGGTCAGGTGGACGGGAAGGTTTTTGGCGCGGGCCGCCTCGAGCGCGGTTTCCGAGAGGTCCACGCCGGTCACGTTGCATTGCCGCTTGTCGCGAAGCATCGCCATAAAAGTCCCGTCGTTGCAGCCCACGTCCAGCACTTTCGCGCCCAGCGGCACTTCGTAGAAGATGGGAAGAATCCGCGATTCGTAATAGGGCTTCTCGTCCAGGCCGCCTTCAAAGGTGACCGGGTAATCGCGGTATTGCTTCAAGTGCTCTTCGCGCGTGGTGGCGGCGGTGATCAGGTTCATACGGCGACTCCCAAAAGCGGTCTCTCGGTGGCTTCGATCCGCTTGCGCGCGATCTCGGCGTAGGTGGATTCTTTTTCGATTCCCAAAAAGTTAAAGCCCAGGCCCACCGCGGCGACACCGGTGGAACCGGACCCGCAAAAGGGGTCCAAGATCAGGCCGTTGGGTGGGGTCACAAGGCGGATTAAATATTCGAGAAGGGCGATGGGTTTAACGGTGGGGTGGTTATTGCCTTCGCCCCGATCTTTCTTGCTCGCCTTGGCGCAGTAGAAGAAGCGGGACCACTCTTCTTTCGTCACTTCCTCGTCCAGCAGCACGTTCGCGGGCCAGCGGCCGGAGGCGTTAGGCTGGCTGATCCGTTCTGACCCTGAATTTCCGAAAACGCTTTTGCTTGATGTTGCGTCGCCACCCTGCCATCCGCGCCGGGTTGGATCGGTATCCCAGTTGGTAGGAATCCGCCCCCCGTCGATATTGATCGCCCCCGTTCCCCACTTCTGCACGTTCTCAGCGACCGTCCCCTCCAAGGGCTTTCGCGCCAGAATGATCGGCTCCCAGGCCGGTTTTAAGGCGGTGCCCCAGCCGGACCATTGTTTCGCGGCGGCGGTGGCCGGGGCGGTGATATCGTGAACGCCACCGTTGTTTTCACTTGGAAGCCCCGCCTTATATGGCCGAAAACCGTTTTGCTTGCCCATGCCTTGCGAGTAGCTTCCTTTGCCGTGCGTACCTTTCCCGACGATTGGACGCTCCGCACCCGCCGCCTTATCAATCGCCTTGGACACATCCAAGGATTTGGGGAAGCCGGACCCGTAAAGCCACATCATGCAATCACGGATCTCGAAACCGGCATCTTCAATGGCTGAGGTGAGTCGGTGAAATGTCCGCGTCCCGCCGAACGCCAAGAGATGCGCACCCGGTTTCATCACGCGCAAAGCGGCTTCCCAGAACTCCACACCTGGAACGCCGTGATCCCATTCCTTGCCCATGAAAGAGAGCCCATAAGGCGGATCGGTGACGATGGCATCAACGCTATTAGCGTCGAGGGTTGGCATGACCTGGAGGCAATCGCCTTCGTAAATCATCATTCCACCCACTTGGGATCAAAGCCCCGGAATTTGACCATCATCGAATTCGGAAGAACCCGGTGCAGGCACATGTACTGGCCGGGCTGGAAATCGATGCGCTTCCCCGCTTCCAGCCATTTGTGGACGAACTGCAAGTCGTCGGTTTTGCTCTCCGTCTCTTTGGGGTAGCCGCCCATGGCCAGCACGGCGCCCCGCTTGTAGGCCACCGTGGGGTTCGCGAAATAATTGATCGTGCCGTTTTGCTTAAACGCCTCGTGATCGAACGCCATGCCGTCGAAGCGCTCTTTGACGCCGCCAAAGTAATCGACTTGGACGTAAGGAAAGTTGACGAGTTCGGAATCGGGATTGAGATCAAAGTGCTTGAGGATATACTCGCCACGCTCGACGGGGTAGCAGTCGTCGTCATCGCAGACGGCGATGATGGGCGCTTTCGCGAGTTGCGCTCCCAAATTGCGCGACGGTCCCGCGCCGATGGACGTCGTGTTATGGACAATGCGGACATTCGGCTGTTTGGCCGCCCAGTCGTCCAAGAACTCTTTGGTGCCGTCGGTCGAGCCATCGTTAATCACGATGATTTCCGCGTCTTTGACCGTCTGCGCCAGCAAGCTTTGAAGGCATTCGCCGATCCACTCGAGACGGTCTTTGGTTGGGAGGACGAAGGAGATTTTTGGATCAGCCAAGGCACAGCTCCTTGATCTTCATGATGTAAGCCGCGCGGTCGAGATCGGTTGCGTAGTTATCGTGGGCAATCCCTCGATTGCTTTTCTGAGCGCTCCGCAAGGCACGTATTTTCTGAACGATCTTCTTCTTCGTCGCCGGCCAGTTGTAGGCGTTCAAGCCCGCCTGAAAGATGTCCCACTCGTTCAGCTTCTCTTTGCCGCTGGTGTCGACCACCTCCATGAAAGGCGCGGGGATATTGGTGATCACGTCGCGCCCAGCGAGAATGAATTCGTCACTCGCCATGGGCCGCGTGTCGTGCCGCACGATCCGTACGAGGCACGAATTGGCGTACACGAACTCTTTCCACTTCTCGCGGCTCAAGGTGCCGTAGTGCTTGAGGTTCGGGTACGACAAGTCTTTCCCGCCGTCGCCGTAGGCCGCGAACTGAACGTCCGGCATGGCGCGGATGATGGAGAGCGTCGGCTCATAGCAGTATTTATCGAAGTCGGATTTATCGGTGAGGAATGTCGCCACGCGGAACTCATCCGGAAGCGGCTTGACCTCGTAATCGTTATAAGGCGGGATCGGCACGATCGCCGCGTCGATTCCCATCTCGCGGAGTTCTTTTTGCGCCTGCGCGTTCTCGCAGAGGATCGCATCACACGAGAGGCGCAAGGAACCGGCCAGGTATTTCAGGCTCTCGAACGGAAACTTGCGCAGCCAGTAAATGTCCGCGCCCACGAAATGAAGGATGATTTTTGCGCCCGCGTCCTTGTAATGAGCGATCAAGCGCGGATGGTCGTTGACCTCGTCCGTCGGGCGCATGTAGAAGCCGATAAGGTAAAGCGCCTTGTACTTGTTGGGCTTGGACCAGGTGTCGTCGCGGAAATCCGCGCCGATCATCTTGGCGATTTCTACGCCGTGGAAGGGAGCGCCCAAACTACACACGAGTATGTCACGCTCGGCAATCCCATGCTTTTTCTTGACCCAACCAACACGGTCGGCCCAATTGTTATGGGAATCGTCGGACAAGCCTTTGGGCCTTGGCGGCTCTGCGATAAAGCTGATTTCGCGACCCAGATAATGGCCTTTGACGTTGTGTTTCCGGATGACGCCGAGCCAAAAATCCCAATCCTGTAGGCTCTTGCACTGCGGGTCCCAGTTAACGACATACTTTCTCCAGATCGGAAACCCGCAGTCGATGTAGTTGGCCACTTCCAGCTGCCACGGGTCAAAGGGCTTGGAGCCGTACCACATGCGCCGCGCCGTGGCGTACTCATACGCGCCGTAGGCGAACGCGGCTTCCGGATGCGCCTGCAAAGCGTCCACCCACATGCGCGCCATGCCGGGCTTGGCCACGTAGTCGGAGTTGAAGAACGAAACGATTTCCCCCGACGACATATTGAAGCCGGCGTTCCGCGCCGCGCAGGCGCCGCCGTGCTCGATTTCCAAGAGCTTAAACTTCTCCGGCTCTTGTTCTACGTAGAAACAGGCGACCTTGGCGAGTTCCTCGTTCGGTCCGTCCAACACGCAGACGACTTCGATGTTCTCGTAGTCCTGCTCGGATAAAGACATGAGACAGCGTTTGAGAACGTCCGGGTTCAAGTCGTAAATGGGCACGACGAAGGAGAGCTTGGGCTCCGTTTCGAACGTGGCTTTTTTGATCGCCCTCTCTTTAAGCGCCTGCGTCATGAGTTACCCTTTGCGGAAGGTTTTGAGCGTCTCGGCAAAACGCGCGCGCTGGCCCAGCTTCCCGCCTTTCTCGGCGGCCGCCGCCAGTTTCTTGGCCGGAATCTTTTTTCCCTGCGGCACGCCCAATTCTTTATGCAGCGCGCCCGGGTGCTTAATCGCGCCCTGAATGAAATTCTTTGGCATTAGTAGCTCCCCTTTCTCTGGCGTTTGATGCGCGGCCCTTTCTTCATGTCTTTGTAGGTTTTTCCCACGGTCTCCTCCTCAATCAACGGCTTCACGAATCATCTTGACCGCTTTGACGACGCGCTCGGCGTCCTCTTCGGTCATGGTGGTCGAAATCGGCAAGCTCACCGTTTCCGCCCCGATCTTCTCCGCCAATGGGCAATCGCCCTTCTTGTAGCCCAAGTATTTGTAGCCCGGTTCCAGGTGCAACGGGTTGTAATGGATCCCGGTGCTGATTCCCATCTCCCACAGCTTGAAACGGAAGTGATCGCGGTTGCGAACGCGGATCGTGTACAAGTGCTGCGAATGGCCCTGCTCTTTAAGACCAAAAGCGTTTTCGTAGATCGCCCAGATCTTCGCGCGCTTGGCTTTGAGTTCCTCCCAACGCCGAAGCTGGGCCAGTCCCACCGCCGCCAGCAAGTCCGGCAACGTCCCTTTGTAGCCGTCGAAGGCGATCTCGTTCGGATGCCCGGGCCCGGTCTGTTGCCGTCGCCAGGCGTTCGCGGTTTGGCCTTGGTTCGCCAGAATCCGAATGCGCTCGGCCATGTCACCGTAACGCGTGACGATCATGCCACCGTCGCCGCAGGTGATGTTTTTGGTCGCGTAGAAACTGAAAACGCCGTAGTCGCCGATGGTGCCCAGCTTTCTTGGCATGGCCGGTTTGTCGGAGTAAGAGCGCGCGATGTATTCGCCGCCAAACCCGTGCGCCGCGTCTTCGATGACTTTGAGCCCAAAGCTCTCGGCTGCTTGCGCCAAGCGTCCCATGTTGACCGCCGAGCCCGTGTAATGCACCGCGATGACGCCTTGGGTTTTGTCGGTCATCTTGTCGCGGATCTTGTCCGGGTCCAAACAGCCGCGTTCGTCCACGTCCACAAAAACCGGTGTGGCCCCTTCGCGGATAATGGCGTTCACCGTGGCCGCAAACGTCAGCGGCGAGACCAGCACTTCTTTGCCGTGACCCAAGTTGCTCGCCCGAAGCGCGAGTTGAAGTCCCATGGTGCACGACGACACCGCGACCGCGTACCCACCGCCCATGAACTCGGCGAATTCCTCTTCAAACTTTTTGGCGACGCGACCCGTACCGATCCAGCCGGAGCGAAGCACCGCCAGAACCCCTTCGATCTCGGCCTGCGAGATGTCGGGTTTTCCGAAGATGATTTCGGTCGGCTCGTCCGCTTTGGCGGCGACTTTTTCAATCGCTTCCTGAGCGACGTGCTGGACGTTCGTTTCCGCCAGTTCCGATTCTTGTTTCTTGCGGGGGACGGCTTTCGGTCGTGCCATGTGTTTTTTCCTCGTTTAAAAAAGACTCCCGGGCGGAGGCGGGAGAGAGGTCCCGCCCCCGCCGCGGAAGTCAATTGGTTACGGCGTCTTGTACCAAGCCAGAATGATGCCGGCCGACGGATTCAAGATCTTCGCCGCCATCGCCAGCTTGTACCCGACATAGGTACGCTGGTTCAGCGGGTCAGACTTGTCCGCGCCCGTCACCACGTTGATCTTGGCGTCTTTGGCGCCGAGTTTGGTCACACCATAAGCACCTTTGCCGAAGATCAGCGTTCCGATAATGGAACCGCCGACCGAGGCATAGACCGTGGACCAGGCCGAAGGCGTCACGGCAGAGCGCATCGCGTTGGAGCTTTCTTCAAAGTCCACGCGCTCGATCACGCCGAGCTTTCCTTTGGTCATCGCCTGAAGGTTCGAGTACGCCATCCACGTCGGGAACGTGCTGTCGCGGCGGACGTGATCCGAAACGTTCGGATCAATCACGCCTTTGTACAGGTTGTTCTCGAACGGGATTGCGTTCAGGAGCTTCAGCGTGGTCACGCACTGGCGGATGTGGCCGATGGTCGCGATCGTCGAGAAGAAGCCGTTCTGGAGCGAGGTCGCGATACCACTGGTCGGCCAATACACCGTATTGGAGTTTCCTTCCATGATCGGGAATCCCTGGGAGAAAACCGAGGGATAGGTCGCGGAAGCCGCGAACGTCACACCGGTCGAAGCCGCTGAACCGAAGCCAATCGCGTCTTGAACGAGATAGTCTTTGGTCAGAGCCGCGCCGTAGCCGAGCGCCTGAATGGTTTCTTCAACCACCGGGCACACGGCCGTCGCCGTCACTTGGTCGGAGATGGCTTTCAGGTCCGCGTAATACAAGAGCGTGGCGGAGACTTTCGTCGCCGACACCGCCGATGCCGCGGGCGTAGATCCGTCGCCCAACGCGTAGCCTTTGCCGGGATTGGTTAACCGGTGCCAGACCACGGTGTTACCCTGATTTTCGGGAAGGGGACGCTGTTCGCCGTACTTGTCATAGACAAGGTTGGCCTCAAGCCGTTCCAAGAACACGTGATCGTAATAGTTGCCGATCATCGTGCTTATAGTTGTGTCACCTGCTGTAGTAGGAGTATCTGCCATTTGAATTCACCCGTCTTTTTTGCCCAAGACGGTTAGAACGGTTTCGGACGAACCCCCATTCGCACCAAAAGCTTTTGCTTGTCTTCCAAGGGAAGATCCGCAAACGCTTGCGGCGTTAGCGTGGACGGCTCAGGAATTCCTCCGGCGCCACCGGTCCCAACGGACGGCGGGCGCGTGGGAGGTGTGAGCGGCACGCTTGGATTTTCGACGGAACCGAGTCCGCCTTGTAGGTTTCTGCGCCCGATACGGGAGAGGGCCTGGTTATAGGCCCACTTGTACGGGGCGGATTCCGATTCAAAGACACTGGGGTTTTCCTCGAAGACCCGGTGCACTTCCATTTGCACTTGTGGGTCCTTGAAGAACGGGTCCGCCATCAGTTCTCGGAATTCCGAGTTTCGCGCGTTCTCTTTCTCAATCGTCGCCAGCTTCAATGCCCACTGTTGGTCCCGCTGAGCAATGCGCGCCTCAGTCACGTCGGCCACGAGCGGGAGAACCCGATCAAGGTCCTCCGGCGCGAGGTTGTAGCGCTGAGCCAGCTGCTGCTTGGCCACCAAGGGGTTTTGATATGACGGCGGTTGGTAAGAGGCGGGAGGCGTCGAATAGCTGGGCGGACTCATCGGCGGCTGGCTTGGGTAGCTAGGGGCCGGGGGTACCGGCTCCGGCGCCTTCCACCCTTGCCGGCCGTTCTGGTTCCGCTTGTGGAATTCGTCCTCCATCGCGCGAAGACTGCGGGCGATGTCCGCTTCTGACTTGAGACCTTTTTTCCGTGCCCAATCAATCGGATCAGCCTCTTGCGAGGCTGTTGCTGCGTCTGCTTTCGCCGGCGCGTTTGGCGCTTGTGGCGTTTCTGTTTTCTCAGGGGCAGGCGCCTGGGCGGCCTTGGGTTCAAGCTTCGGATCGATTCCGGCCTGGCTGGGGCCGTTTGCAGAAGCCGCGGGAGCCGGAGCCTTAGCCGAGGCCGCCGATTCCGCCTGCTTCTTTTCGATGCGCATCTTGAACTGTTCCGCCGTTTCGCCGGCTTGAGGTTCCAGTTCACTCATGTTTTTTCTCCTCGTCCGCCCCTTCCCGGGGTTGTGGACAAATCGTGGACAAATCGATGACGACGGCTCGTCCATAATCGCCGTGTGCCACTGGTTTCGGATTCTTCAATGCCTGCATGCAGGGCGCATGAGGCCCACAATCGCAACTGAAGATCCCGCATAGTGCACAGCAGTCGTAATCCATAAATCTCCCTGCCAGCAAAAAGGGGTTGCGCCTCGCTCACGGTCGGTTGAGCAAAACGCAACCCCTAAAAGTTGCTGGGTTCGGTGGTGTTTTAGGCACCCAAGCGGAGCAACCCGCGCCCGTTAGATTGTTATTTCGTTTTCCGGTTTTCCTTTAACCGCTTGATCGTTTCGCGGTCGGCCTCTTTGGCCCGCGCCGCGTCTTGCAAATTAAAAAGCTGCTGGCGCAGGTCGATGTTCTGCCGCACCACTTCTTTCCACTTGTCCCGCCAGTATTTCGCTTCCTGGTCCATTTAATTCGCGCTGAAGTAGGACTCAGCTTCGTCATCAACAAAGAAGAACGAGTATTGGAGCATCTCAACTTTGTACGCCGCCGGTCCCACCTGATAAGACAAAGTCAATTCGGTTAAGAAGCTTTTGAAGTCCACGACGCTCCCCCCGGCTCTCGGCGATGACGAGCGCCGCGTTCTGTTCAAACGGCACCGCATCAATAACCAGGAGCGCATCCTGCCGAATCCCTTCCAGCTCATTCATCAAATCCTTCCACGCCCAGAGGTTCATCATTTCGCGGTAGGCGTTGGCGCGTTCGATCGCTTTCTTGCGCTCTTGCTCCTCGGCTGTTTCGTTCACGCCGCCGGCCTCCCGATGACGTCCATGGGCGAGGCCCCCGGACCTCTCACCGGCATGGCCGGCCTAGGCATCCCGTGCATCGGCCCCGGCACGTTCCCCGCCACCGGTTGGCCGGAGGGCGCGTTGCCCACTTGTCCTGTTTGCGGCAAGGGTTGGCCGTGGGGTCCGACCAGGCCGGGCGGCGGCGAGCCCGCACCGGGCCCACCTGGACCGCCCGGCGAAAGAATGCCGACTTGCCGGAGCAACTGGTTTTGGTCCTGAGGCGGCAAGTCCTTAAAATTAATGCTCTCCGTGACCTTGGGCGGCTGCCCCGGCATTCCCATGCCCTGTTGTTGCGTCATCAATTGCTGCCGCATCTGATTGAACTGCTGCATCTCTTGGTCCGAGAAAAGAACCGAGTCCGGTTCCGGAAAGCCCATTTCGATCCATTCTTTGCGCGCGAGTTCGAGCTGCTTGAGAAACGGCGCCGGTCCCCATTCTTGGTGGAAGGCGGTCATTTGCGCCAGCTTGACGCCCTTGTTCTCCATGGTCATGACGCCCAAGGGAACGAGCTTGGCCACCTTCTCCAAATCCTCCGGCGCCAGAAATTGGAACTGCTGAGCGCGCGTGCCGCCCAGGATTTCCTGCGCGTCCTGGTAGGACTTGAATTGGTAGATGCGGTGGTAGAACTTGCGGACCGCTTCGGAAAACCCCATCCATTCGAGCATGCGGGCATACAACATGAAGCGTTCGGTCGCGGTTTGCTGGTTCATCATTTGGCCGCGAAACGTCGCGCCGCCGGCTTGGGAGGAATCCCCGCCCACGCCCAGGGTCGCTTTGACCGCGCCGGTGGTCTCCTGAATCTCGCGGTCGACTTCCTGGGACGCCATCCACGTGTCTTTCCCCATGTCTGGGAACTCGACCGTTTGAATCGCTTTGCGAACGTCGTCGATCCCTTTGAAAAGCCACACCGCGCCGGGCTCCGACTTCAACCGCCCCCATTCGCCAGACGGCACCATGTCTTTTAAGACCGCCACGATCTTGTTCTGCAGCAAATTGATGTTGTCCATCCGGCTGTTGCGGATTTCGTTCTTCTCGATCTGCAGGCCGATCATGAGTTCGGCCACGCCAATGCCGTAGAACTCGCCGGGGACGCGGATGTAGTTGCCTTTGAAATACGGCGGTTCTCCGTCCCGCCACGGGCTGATGCGCTTGCGAATGACGTATTGGCCGTCGACCACTTGAATCCAACCGGGGACGGAGTCGTACTGGCGGGTTCTGTCGTTGCGAAGCTCGGGCTTTAAGTACCAGAGCGGGATTTGGCCGTAGAAGGTGAAAAGCTCGTGCTCCCGGTCGGGGTCCAAGAAATGGGAATAATAGTTATAGTCAAGCAGCGCCATGCGCCGGGTTTGCTTTTCAGGATCTTGATCAACGCGTTGTAATCCCGATCCTTCCAAAAGATCGTCTGTGACATTGTCCATCCGGTAGTAGGGATCGGGGTCGCGTGAACCAAGAACCAATTCGCGGTTCGTGATCTTGCTTTTCTGGATGATCCAGGTGTCTTTGGTGATCTCGGGCTCGCGGGGTTTGGGGTAGATGTCATAGAGGTCGACCGTGGTGATGCGCGCGTAATCTTTGACGAGCATTTTCGTCGGAACAAAGGTTTCCTGCTGCGGGTTGATGCCCATGCCGCGCAGCATATCGTCCGCCGGCGAGGGCGCCGCGCGCTGCTTGATCATAACCGTCTCTTCCTGCTTCAAATAATCCACCAAGCCGATCGCGGTTCCCGTGATGCACAGCGTGCGAATAAAATCGGTCAGGTGGGCTTTCGCTTTCGAGCGGTCCATGTCCGTTTGGATGAGTTCGTTGGTTGAGCGGACGAGTTGGTCGAAGTCGGGGCGCCGGGATTGCCATTCGATAGGGACTTCGGGTCCCAGCATCGCTCCATGAATATTTGACGCCACCACTTCAACGACTTTCGAAGTGGCCGGCTGAAACGTGGTGGACTGCCATTTCGCTTTGCCCGTCTTGTCATAGACCCCTTTGTAGTGCTGCCAGCATTTGTCCCAAACCAAGCGCTTGGTCATTCGCCAATTCTTGGAGGCTTCGAAGCGGTCCATGACCATGCCCGCGATTTCCATGTCGACCAATTGATCGACCGGCATCTTGACGATGACCTCGGGCGACAAGGGCGCGCGCTGGGGCGGCGGATTGGAGACGTCCGGCCGGTCTTCGGGGAAGAGCGGCTGCATCTCGGTCATGGAGGGGTCGAGCTGGTTCAGCATTTAGTCGGTCAGGCTCTTTTTCTTGGTTTTGTAGACGACCGGGTCCGCGCCCGGAACGCCGTGGCTGGTAGCCGGGCCAAAGACTTCGGGAATCGGGTTCGAATTGTAGGCGGTCAATCCGCCCGTGTTGTGCGTGTGAAGATCGGCGGTTCGCTGGTTGCCGGACCAATGGTGGACCCGCTGGCCTTTCTGGGCGTTCTCGATCATGGCTTGGCGATTGGCGTCTTTCTCGGCGAAGTTGCCGTGAAGGCCGGACGTCGCGCGGCCCGGATCGTGGTAATCGGAGCCCGCGGTATTGGTCGACTTCCCCGCGCGGTTGAACTCGCTTAAATTACCGCTGGACGGTGTGCCGAGCGTGTTCGCCTCGCGCATGGGTGGCGCCGACGGATGAAACTTGGATTCCTTTTTTAGGTTTACCTCGGGAAGTCCCACGCGCAAATTCTTTTGCTTATCAGCCATTGAAGCCTCCTAGCCCCACCTTTTTTCCGGCTCGAAATACGGGACCGGCTCTTCCACCTGCGGGTTGTCCATGATGAGGTAGCGAACGCAGTCCATGAAATCTTTGTAGTCGTCCTTGGGCTTGGACGTTTCCGGATCGCGCGCCCAGCGCTGAAAAGACCGGATTGTGTTGTGGCAATGCGGGTTGATGTAAAGCTTGGGACGATTGAGGGATGAGATTGGCATCTCCGCGTTGTAGGTCAGGTACGATTTGACCCGGATGATCCCGGTGTCGACCTCTTGTTCCGCTTTATAGCTGGGATAGAAGTCCAAGCCCACTTGATCCCGCAGTTCTTCTCGGAGCGTGCGCTTGTTGACCACATGCGCCACCTCGGCAAAGTGCCGGTCAATGATGCGCTTGTGCACCTTCATGCCCTGTTCTTTTTCGCGGAAGATGCGGGCGTAGTCTTCAATCGTCAACTGCGAATTGTGCGACTTGTAGAAATCGTTGTTCGGCCATTCGTCCACGATGATCAAGTCGCCGTTGGCTTCAGGATAGGCCCAGATGCACGCAAAGGGCTTGTCGCTGTGCGGGTCGACCGCTTGGTAAATCGTGGCGTCCGGGGGCGCTTGGCGCGGTTCTTTGAGCACGTGAACCTTGGGGTCAAACTGCTTGTAGATGACGCCGGACAAGTACAAGGCTTTCCCGTAGGCGCGCGCTTCGACTTCATCCGGCGGCATTTCGGCGATGATCTTCTCGATCTGATCGTGATCCAAGTTCCCGCGCTTGCCATGCTGCTTGCAGTTCTCTTCAATGGTCGCATACACGATCGAATCCGGATGCGCGGGGACCACGCGGTCGAAGAACCAGGCGGCTTGCGTCAAGGGCGTCATGGGCACCATGGCAAAGCCTCCCGAGCGAAAGCGGCTCATGGTCGCGTGGTAAATCTCTTCCGGCGGCGGCTCGTCAAAAATCCCCACGCCCAAGGTCACGCCCTCAAAGTCTTTGACCGCCTGCTCGTAGGTCATGACATCAATAACCCATCCATTGGCTTTGTACTGCGAGAAGTAGTTGTGTCCGGCTTTGAGCGCCTCGTATCGTCCTTTGGGCCACCACTTCTCAATTTCGGAATGAAACGGGCCGATCTCTTCCACCAGCTTGGGATCGGTGACGTAGCGGGCGCGTTTGGGGTAGGGCCACTGCTTGAAGATCGGGTAATTGAAGAAACGGTTCTGCGGACCAAAGACGATATTTCCCAGGATGTTGACCACCAGAGTAGTTTTGCCAACACCGTTGGCTGCCGAGAAAACGTGGACAATATCACTCGCAGATCCGACGTTCTGGATGAACCTTTCTTGCGGCCCATTGGGTTCGAAGAATTGCAGTCGCTCATTCTGCCTTAACCACTCCAACTCGCTTAAGAGCGTCTCGTACGCTCGCAAGAGCTGATTCAATGTCGTCTTTGGTGGGGCGCTGCGTTGCATCTTTAACCGTCATGTCGACCGTCTGCTCGGCCTTGCCGTAGCCGCGGTCGGCTAACCATTCAACAGCAGCGCGCCGGTCTTTAAGCGGCGGAGGGAGTTCGAGGACTTCGCCCTCTCCGGTCGCGAGCTGGGGAAACTCTTTGCCGGCCGCGACATCGCGCATAAACTCCAGCCCTTTCGCGTCCTCGAGGGCCTTCTGGCAGGCTTCCCGGAACCAGTCCGGCTTTCGTCCCGAGCCTTCACGTTTCCCCCCGGCGGCACCGGTGACCCCATGTTTAAGCTTGGCGGGCATCGTGCAAGCTCGTCTTCTCAAAAAACGAGATTCGAATTTGAAAATGCCCCTCTTTTATGGCTGGCGCAGGCGCTTGCGTTGTCAATTCCTCAAGGAAGTTCTCGATGGCTTCGTTCGCCGTGAGCTGCAAAAACTCTTTTGCGGCATGAGCGGCCTCCGTCGCGAGGAGGCCGCTCACCGACACTTGTTTGCTGAATTCAGCCATCGGTGATTTCTTCGGTGATTAGCCTTTGACCGAGTCTTTGTTGCCGAGCGCCGTGGCGATCGCGTCCGCGCGCTTGGAGAAGGTGTCCTCCTGCTTGCAGTTGGACGCGGGGAAGCTGTAATAGGCGTCGATGGGGCTGTTCTCGGTGCCGTTTTCGGTTTTCATCGTGGGCGGGACGGTGCGGCCTTTGTCGGAACCGTTACCTTTGCTCTGAACCATGCTGGCCATGTGATTCCTCCTAGGAGTGTCTTAAAAATAAAAAGCCCCGCTGATGGGGTTAGGCATCAGCAGGGCCGCTCAGAATGGTTCCCTGTCGAGGGTTTTTGAGCGAAAAGCATCAAAGAATATCTCCTAGGAAGATATTCCCTCGACAGTTGGTGGGATTATACGCTAAAGCGCTTTAAACCGCCAGAATTTTTTATTTCCGGCGTCTTTTTAGGTCCTCAAGATCCTTTTTCATCGCCTTGAACAGCTGGATGAGGTCGGTCAGCTTATCCCCTATATCCACCAGGACATACGCTTCAAGCGCGGAAAGCCGTTCATCGATCCACTCGATTGTAAGGGCCTTCTTTTTTCGCTTTTTCATTTCTTGGACCGTCCGATCACATGATTACGTCTCGATACCGCTTCGTAAACTCCCTGCCATTTTTTTCCATCCCACCAGGCCCGGCATTCACAACCGGACGAATGGCATCCACGCTCGTCAAAATGAAGGGTATGCGGATGAAGGCAGGTGCAGGGATTAACTGACTCAACAATGTGCGGCAACCGGTCACTAACTTCAGTGATCGCCTTCAGCCATCTTTTCTCCGCATGTTGAAAAAAACGAATGACGATTGATAACATTTCTTCAATTTGAATAGCTTCTTTCCCGCAATGATGGCATTTCAGGATACTTCGTTTCTTTGCCACCCTTTCCCCGCGTAGCCGTGATCTTCCGTTCATTTCAAAAGCTCCCCGTTCTCGCGGATGTTGCCGATGACTGCGTCGACCTCTTTGTGTTCGAGTGTGCGTCCATCGTGGTAAATGACCCGCCCGCAATCCCGGCAGAAGTAGCCGGAGGGGCGGCAAAGCCTCAGTTCGCATTCCCAGGGAATTGGGTGCGGCCGCTCTATTTTTTCAATCGGTTTGCCTCAAGGATCGGAAGTCCGGCTTCGGTCGGGACGTAAATAACTTGGCCGTCTTTCATGCCTTCCAGATTCTGAATCCAGAGATAACGCAAGTAATCCTCATTTCCTTTCAAGCTCTCACCGATGATTTTATTGGCCTGAGCCACGCCGTAGGCACGTTTGATCTCCGCCTGCGCCAACAGGTCCGCCGATTCCATTTTGGCTTTCGCTTCGGCGACCGCGACCTCTTTGCTCGACTGCGCATGCGCGAGCAACGCTTCGCCTTCCATTTTCTGGCTGTAGACGTTGTATTTCGGGCAGCCCCAGAGTCCCCCCGCCGAGAGAAACAGAAATCCCAAAACGCCTATCGTTGCCAACGAAATACCGATCGAACCATCACTCATTGATCCTCCCTTCTATCATGCCACTTTCAGACGTTCCCAATCTTCCCGCGCCGCTTCGAAATCCCCGCCAAAGACCGCCCAACAACATCCCGCGCATTGGATCTGAAATCTCCCGCTTAAGCGGTGAATAAAGACATGGCCGCGGCCGCAGCGAAAGCAGGAAAGGGTTTTTTCGCGTTCGCGGTCGGTCGGTTCCATAATGCCTTCAAAGTTGGAGAGGCACATCATGCGGCCTTGCGGGCCGCTTTCGCGGCTTTGTTCTGAATGACCAGATCGACTTCGACCGGATAAAGCCCCAGCGTGTGAGGAAAGAAGAACAGCGCGCCGCAATCGCACGCTCTTACGTCGCCCAAGCACGAGCGCGGATCGTTTTGCTTGGGCGTGCTGGCGCAAACATCCGAATAGACCACAGCGCCCGGCGCGTGCCGGTGATTAAAAGCCTTCCGCTTGCCGAAGTTCGCGAAGGTCAATTTCCCCCCGATTGATCATTTGGCGGTAGGCCCAGGGAATCGTCACATCCTCCGGCACTTTGTACAAAACGCCGTTAAAGGCGTAGTGCGTACGGGTTTCGCTCATGTGCCGGATTCTCGCGAAAATCTTTTGCGATTGCACGAGAATTTAATGCGGGCGGGCCGGAATTGAACCGGCTATGTGCCGTAGCTTCTTGACCAACCCTCCGGCACTACACGTTGATGCCAGCGTGTCACCGTCCACGCCGCCGCCCGCAAATCTTATTGTTCAGCTATAAACTCGCTAAAGTCCGTATAACCTTTCACTCGCCCCCGCCCTCGACCGGCTTAACGTGCCCCGGGCAACCGTTAGCCACCGGGTCAAACCCCTCGCAATCACCGTAGGGCAAGAAATTGTGGCCTTTTGCGACCAAATCAATAAGCCGAGCCTTTGCTTCCCGGCCGCCCATCGGCGTGCCGTCGTCCGTTTTGAACATTCCCCGAAACATTCGGTCATCCCAGTTCATTAGTGCGCCTTTAATATCGAGACGCAAATGAATCGTTTTCGTGCCGCTCACTTCCCACCCCCCAGCGCGTCGGCGGATTCGGCGAGAACACCTTCTCGAATGACGAATTCGTTTACCGAGCAAATGCGACACACTCCACCCCACTGTTCGGCCGCTTTCTGAATAAAGCCAATCTCATGGTGTTGAACGAGCTTCCGGTCCGCCTTTTGCAGTTCTTCCCGCAACCGCTCCACGAGGCCGCGAAGCTTGGCGTTCTCGGCAACGTCTTCACTCGCCAGCCGTTGAAGTTCTCCAATGAACGTGTTTCGCGCTTCAATCTCCGCCCGCAGTTCCGCCTCGCGCCTCTCCGCCGCTTCCTTCACAAGTTGGCAAGCGTAGTTGGGATTACGATAGAATCGTTCAAAGGCTCGCTTCTCCGCTTCGTCGAGGGCTTGTTCTACGAAAAGCTGTAGGCCATTCGGATAGCCAAACTTCTCGGCAAGGTCGTTGGATATCTTCCGGTTCTCTTCGCTCATGGCTTCTCCTCTCCCAAAATCACGCGAGCCTGACTCACAAAAGCAGCGTGGAATTCTCGGTAATAGAGGTCGCCAAGCATGTGCTCGCTTTCTATGATTTCCTTTAACAGAGCTTTAGGGTCTTTTATGCGCTTGAGCATGGCGAAGTACTGTTTGTCGGTCATAACCTCTCCTTCCCTTCGGACTTGTAGCGGGCGAGGGCATTTTCGGCGGCCTTTTTGATTGTCGCGTAAGAATTAACACAGCCGTTCATTTCGAGAATGTACGCCAACGCCTCCACCAACCCCTTCGCCTTCTCCTCTTGGTACGCCACGCCTTGGACAATCTTCGGGTAATAACGCCGAACCTCCGCTCGGTCGCTCTCTTTCGAGTGCTCGGGCAATTCGTCGTAACGCATATCCGCGAGTCTATTCCATCGTTCGACATTCTCAGGTGTCCAGTTCTTAACGGCGTAATTGTGCCACCGCGACCAGCGTTCATGCTCTATTGCGGCCAACTCCTCAAGAACCGGGTCGTTCTCCGGCGTCATCCCGCTATCGCTGCTCATCGGTCCTCCGTTCAATCCCAATGCCCGCCGAAATACCCGCCGCTGGAAATCCAGTGGCGAAGCTGTCCGTCGATCATCGTGCCCGCCACGTCCCAGCGCCAGCACTTGAGTCTCAAAAGGACACGCGACTTCCGAAAATAAATTCCCTGCTCGGTTCCCGGCACCCACACGGTGACGCCGTTCGCGTCGGGCCTCCGCTCTTGGAGCTTCCAGAACTTCCACGCATGAAAGCAGTCGGGATCCATTTTAAGCCAGCCTTCCGTCGAATATTTCTGCAGGTGCGTGACCGCCCACATCTTGCCGCCCCGCTCGAACGGCCGCGCCATCTTGAGTTCAATCGAGCCGCCGGGAACCGCTTCCTCCAGCACGCTGCTGTCCAGGCTCTCGTAGCGGATGATGGGTGCCACGATGCGGCCGGAGACGACGGTTGGGTAATCGACGGTCGGATAATCGGTGGTCATTTCACATTCCCTTTCGCGCCCGCAAAATCCTGCGAGGCGTACCGAACGGGAATCTCCCACAAGTGCATGCACGTCGGATGAATGTTGACATACAACCGCTTCGGCGGAAGCATCATGGCCATATTGACCTCATCGGGGACGAATCGATAACGCGCCTCTCGAATTTCCTCCCACGAGGGAATGCGCCCGGGAAGCGGACCGCCGTGCGCATTAAGAAGGTTCGGTTTGCGGTGAGAGATGCTCAGGTGCCATTGAGGCCGCTCCTCGCAAACGTCCTGGCAGTCGACGATAACGAGCAATTCCCCGTCGGGAACTCGTTTTGAAAAAACCTTGGACCCGTTCCAATCGTTGCATCGTCGCCAATCGCTCATTGTTCCCCCTAAAAATAGGCCGCGGCGTACAACGGGCATCCGCCGCCGTGGCTTTTGCTAACGTACCCGGCGTAGCGACCGGTCCGGCCCGTTCACGTCCCCTTAAGGGGAGGCCAAAATTGGCCCGGCGGAAGCCTCTCCGCTCCCGCCAGGCTGGTCTTTCGCGGACGTCTCCCTCCCCAGGGCTCCGCCGCAAAATTCAAATGTGTCTCCAGCGCTTTCGCGCGCGCAGCTGGTAAACGTAGCCGACCGAGATTCCAAAGCGGCGCGCCGTCGCTTTCGCGTTTGACCTCGGCATGGACGTTGGTTTACGAATCGCCAAAACCGCCGCCCGGTCCAGTTTCGCCCAATGATGTTTCTCGCCGGCCTGATTCGATCGGTCCTTTGGCATTGCCGCCAATTTTCGCATCCAGGTACGTTCTCCGTAGCGCCCATTGCGCCGCCGCATTCCCATTTTCATCGTCAGGGCTTTCCCCCCATTCGCTTTTCAAAGTGACGCAAGAGAAGTTCCTTGCCGTGATGAACGGGTCCGGTCATTTCGTCGATCGTTTCCGGGCCAAAGAATTTTCCCAGCCGGTACATCTGCATTTCGGTGAGCGGCGCGAACGCGACCGCCTGGCGCACAAAACTCCGCGCAAGACGAAGGTTTCCGTTGCGCGCGGCCCGGTAGGCTTCCGACATGGCGGCGTTTCTTTGTTTTAAGGCGCGCTTATCCAAGGGCGTAGACCTCCGGGTAGAGCTTTTTGGTGCAGTCCTCGCAAATGCCGTGACTGGTTGGGCCATCGCCCTCGGCGATCACGCGTTTACACCAGGCGCAGACGATTCTCACGGGCGCGCCAATCGATCGGTTTTTAGAGTCGATGATTCTTTTGCCGGCGCCGGGTAGTGATAGACGTCGCTCATGAGGAGCCGGTGGCCACTTCCTTCCCGGGCCTCGTAGCGTGCGAGTTCCGCCTGGTTGATGCGGTCGTTCGCCGCTTCCATTTTCGCGACGGCCGCCGATGCGCCGCCCGACATGGCGAGAAAGGCGAGGAGGATAAGCGGGTTCATGGCCGCACTCCCTCGTCCTGGGCGATGGCTTTCTGGGCGCGATCAAAAAACGTCGCGTGAACCACGCCGTCCCTCGCCGCTTCTTTCACGAGTTCCAAAAGCGCTTCGTGCAAATTGACGGCGTGCTCAATCTCAACCGCCTTTTCGTGCGTGTTCATCCGGCCGATAAAATGGCCGTCCTCGTACAAGGCTCCGTCGGTGACGCCTGCTGTCAGCTTCATATTGTCCTCCGGTTCGTATCCCGATAGTTCCGGCTTCTCCAAGCCGCAATCGTCGTAGGGGCAGATCATGACCGCACCGCCGTGAGATCAATCCCCAGCTCGGTGGCGAAGCCCAGGAGGTTCATGTCGCTGATCCATTTGAGCGACTCGCGAAACATCGCTTCTTGATCCGGCTTCCCAAACGTCCGGTACTCTTTCACGATCAAGTCGATGACCAATTTCCGGTCCATTAGTTGGTCCCCCCTTGCGCCCAGGCGACCATCTGCCATTTGAGGCGGAGGTTGTATTTCACGAAGTCGTCGCCCGCTTGCTTCAAGATGTGTTTCAAGTTCAGTTCGTAGAGGCGCTCGTTCATGGTCTTCTCCGCCAGGTCTTTCAGTTCTTTTTCTTTCATGGCTGGGACCCCCTGGTGCGGCGTTGTCCTTCCCTCTCATATACCATGGTACTACCATACATGTCAAGGGGTCGCCCTCAAATCCCCTCTCTCAACCGCCCCCAGAAATCGCGTCGTTTCTCGCCCATGAAAATACTTCACTTTGAAAACGCCTCCCGCATGGCCTTGAGCCACTGATCCGTCCATTCGAGCGCGAGCTTGGATGCTTGATTCGTTTCAGGCGTGTCGCCTTTTTTGATGGCCAGGAAAAATCGTTCGGCGGGTCGATAGGAGTTCTTTTTAAGAACCGGCAAGCTGTCCACGTTGCAGCCGCGAACATTCGCGATCGTTCCCACCAAACAGGCGCATTCGCCCGTGTATGTTGAACCATCGACCCGGCCTTCAATTAGCGCTTTGCGAAGCCCTTCCACTTCGGCCGGCGCTGCGGAGAGGACGGCCCAGAAATCGTCGCGGATCGGCA